TTACTCTCTTGCCCTACACGACGCTCTTCCGATCTAGGAAATATACTTCATTCCTGTTTTGTCTCTCTGATGCTTTGATCAACGTATCAAGTGTGTCAGAGCGCCCATCCTGTATTAGCTGAGCTATTTGTCCCATTTTACCCATAAGTGTAAGTGTTTGTTGTGAATGTATAGTCACCATGTTGGGAATCGAACCCAATGTCGTATCTCCTCGTTTACCCCGAGAGACAGCGCTACCATTAGCTCATGGTGATAAAGGGGACAGCTTTCGCTGCCCCCTCGTTTTGTTACGACATGATCTCTCCTGTCATAACGTCCACTCCAGCGGGGATGCCACCAGTGACTTTAGTCACTGCATCCGCCTCGAGGAATGTGTGGCTGGGTTCACCAAAGCAAACTTGAGAGTTTGCAAAGATGTAGCAACCATCGTGAGTGATGTAGTCACCATCCTTACCACGACGCTTCGCAGCTGTAGAAAGGTTGGCCATCTGCCACTCACTAGGCTCCACAGTCTCAGTAATCTGTACACGAAGCACATTACCGTTAACTGTAGGGTTCGCAATGTTCAAAGGCTTGACAGACTTGCCAGCTTCGTTCATTGTGTAACCATCCTTCAAGTCAACGCCCAAGAGTTCAGCTGCGTCAGCTGGCTCACAAGTAAGCCAAGCACGACGTGCCCCACCTTGAGAGAATCTCTCGTCGGATTTGTTAAACACTGCCAGTGGATTGGCTTGTGCAGCACCTTCAAGGCGCTCCGCCACTTCCAACTGGATTTTACCATTAGCCACTTGGATAGCTTGTACCAAGAGACTGTTGCCTGGAGTTAGGGCCTCCAGCTTGCCGCTGTTAATGATGTTTTCCATGATGTTATGGATTTAAACATGATTTTAATGATGGTGACTGTTAATGGCCGTCACCTAACGCCATTGTAGTGCGGAAGGAATCGAACCTTCGGGATAATGTCTGTAGACTCGCTGCTTACGATAATAATACGAGCACTACATATGACAACCCCCCACGCCAATGCGCACTATAACGTCAAGAGGTAGTAATTCTAACTACACTACTAAGCGGGGCGTCCCTGTAGCGGACACTCTTCCCGAACTATTGTACCACTCAGTACTAAAGGGATAGTTACTCCCGCATGTATGGAGGACATGCAACCCCACCTCTGTATAGCCTAAGGCCCAAAGGATGTTTGGAAACGCAGTGAGGAATCGAACCTCACTTAACTCGAGTATTAGCCACCAGGCTACGTTTGTAACCAGTTTTGTTGGTTTTGTTTATGATGCCCCAACTACCTGTTGGGTACTTGATTCTGTATGGCATGTCATCAAACTTAGGATGTTTGATTGTAATCCATAGCACAGTGTTCTTACGTCTGCGTTTGATGTCGAACAAGTCTACATTGCAGACAATGTGGTCACACGTAGTAGCTGACTCGAGTTGTATAGTCTCGAGGTTCTCATTGAACCGTGCTACGTATGTCTCACCATACATGTCTTGCAACATGCCGAACATACCACAGTTGTATGCTTGTGCGTTTGCTTCCATAGCAAGCAGAAGGGACAGGAATGCCCCTAATGCTGCTACGATAGCGTATCGAATGATAGTATCTCTCATGATTCTGTTGTTTGATGCTCATCAATGATGGCACTTAGTTCTTTGACAGTCTTCTGTCTCTCTGCAATCTCAAGCATCAAGCGTTGACGCTCTGATTGTGCTGCATTGAGTATTACCCACTTGTCGTTCTTCCATGTCTTGTAACGGTGAACTACTGGGTTGTTGAGTTTATTCTTATTGAGGTCCATGTGTCATAGTATTGTATGTGACAGAAAGTATATGGTGTCACAAAGTGGGGAAAAGTGGTGAGTATGACCTGGTAGTCACACTCACACACTATCGATTAACTGTAGTTACCTACGTCGGGCAAAGAGAACTCCGTTAGGAGTTCTTCTTTTGGAACTTTGCAATGCGCTGACCGAAGGTCGTTGCCGCAGCAACGAAGACTTTCTCTGCGTCAGTGATGTCGCCAGTCTCGTCGTTCATCTTGGCAGTGGTGGCGAAGTAGTACTTGCCACTCTTTGATAGGGTAAAATCGTTTGCGTTAAGCATAGCTTAGGGATTCGAGGCCGGGGGGTTTGAGCCGGCGAAGTGTAGTGCGGGTCTTTTATTGTGTAGGTTACCACTCTCAAAAACTTCCTTCTAAAAAAATTTTTCTATATTTGAACCATGGCACAAAAAACAAACCACCAACTCTTCGTGCAGAAGAACGTATCTCGCCCAGGAGTACACGCAAAGAGCAAGACGTCATCACACAAATCTTCCAAGAGCTATAAAAAGCCTTACAGAGGGCAGGGTAGATAAAACAGTTTTTACTATCTTTGCATCGAGACCACTTATGTGACCGGCCCTTGGTAACCAAAAAGGGGCCTAGACATCGGGTTTGGAGGCTGTCAACATAGGCAGCTGAAGTCGTCCCCGGTAGTTTCAAAAAGTGCGTTGGTATAAAACTCGGGTGGGAACAAGGCTATAGGCTGACAGAAATGCCCCCACGTAGGCTTAACACGGCGAGTGGAAATCCGACGTTAGACAAAAACCCAAGGGGGAAAATTATATCTAGTCATGAGAGAAATCAATCGCATCATCATCCACTGCTCTGCTACAAGAGAGGGACAAGACATCACCGCAGAAACAATCAAGGATTGGCACGTTAACGGAAACGGGTGGTCTGACATTGGGTACCATTATTGCATTCGTCTTAACGGGGACATTGAGCCTGGTAGAGGAATAGAAAAGAAAGGTGCACACGTGCGTGGTCACAACGACGACTCAATCGGGATCTGCTACATCGGGGGATGCGAGGGTGATGGACAAACACCAAAGGACACTATGACTCCTGAACAAGAAGAAGCTATGAGAGAGCTTGTATACTCTCTGCGTATGGTATGGACCAAGAAGTTGACACTGCATGGGCACAACGAGTTCTCTGACAAAGCGTGCCCAAGCTTTAAAGTCAGCGAGAAGTTTGCAGATATCTTGTAAACTATTTGGTTATATAAGATGTAGTTTTATATATTTGTCATAAACCAAACATTATGGCAAATCTTAATTTCCAACCCACACGTGACTGGCTTGTTCTCCCACTTAGAAAGCAAGACCAAACAGATGCGGGTATCCACCTTATGGGAGGTGCAGAAAAATCCCTTCGCACCAACATACTCACAGTACTTGCTGCTGGACCTAAATGTGAACTCATCAAAGAGGGGGACACAGTTATGGTGCACCCTGCAACGGAGGGCCTAGTTGTAACCATCGATGACCAAGAGTGCATCATGGTAAACGAATTTTCTATCTGTGGGGTAATTCCCAGCTAATGGAGGGCACGGTAACCATACCGCTCTCTGAATTTGATAAACTTAGGGGTGCTCACCAAAATGCAGACGAGCGAAACAGCAATCTGCAGAGGGCCGCAAGGGAGATCGAAGTGTTCCTCTCCTTCCTGTGTACACGGGAAACCATCATGGAGTACGTAGAGGAGTTCAACAAACAGTCTTCCCGTTCAAGAATCAACATTGAGGAGGGTAAGGTCAAAATCGTAATACGTGATGAGTAGAAAAATACAAATCAAAGCAGACACGACGTTCAAGTACCTACAAGTATTCAATGGTATCCTTGAGCTTACGTACAAAGAGCTTCTGATACTGTCTAAGTTTATAGACCTGTCGGAGACGAACAACATATGTTCGGCGGACAGCAAGAAGAAAGTAGCAGAGGACATGGGGGTCGATGACCCAAACACGCTAAACAACTACGTCAAACGTCTCAAAGACAAGGGCGCTATTGTTAAAAGCAAGAATGGTTATATTGTATCACAACTCCTGAAAATGGATAAAACTGTAGTTATTGAGATCACTAGATAAAATAGTATCCACGACATTCGTTAGATACCCTTGGGGCATCAACGTGCTCCAAGACTCTAGCGGAGGTCTACTAACGGTAATAATTAAAAACATAGAAGATGAGCGAGAAGACACCGTCATTTATTGATATGATGAAGACCTTCGGTAAGGAGGTCGTGGAGTTTGCAAAGCAAGGCGCCCCACACGTAAACAAAAATCAATACAAAGAAAGGCTAGCAACCTGTGACGGTTGCAAAGACCTGCGAAGAGATGTAATGAGATGCGGTAAATGTGGTTGCCTTATTGAACAAAAGGCAAAATGGGCTACATCCAACTGCCCAGTAAAGAAATGGCCTGCTATAAAGGTGGGTCAGCACGGAAAGAAAATCACATTGAAGGCCAAGAAGAAAGATGGATCAGAAGGTAATAATACAAAGACTAGCGAATAAGCACAACCTACCACTACAGAAAGTAGAGGAGGCAGTGTACTACCAGTTCAAGTACGTGCACAACGTAATGCGGCAGGGTAAATTCGAACCTGTTAGATTACCATTCCTGGGAAAGTTCCACGTACTACAATCAAGACTTAAGTATCTACAGAAGCATGAGGGATCTGATAACGGTAAGTAACAATGTAGTTGTCCCAAGCGCGTACGCACTTACCATCAAGGAATTCAAGGGTTTGAAAGCCAGCGAATTGGGCGCCGTATACTTCTATACGGACCACCGCTCCCCCTACACTGTGTACGAGGAACAAGAGAGAATGGACAGGATAGGTCAAGACCTAAAGGTTAAGTTCACCTCCAAAGTAATGGGGGCAACAGATAAATATAAGGAACTCTCAGAAACATCAGCTATAAAGCTTCTTAAATCTGCACGTAGTTCGGTAACCAAACTAGAGAGATACTTTGATACCGTAAACTTGAATGTTCTTGACGACCACGGCAAACCTATCTACCACGCCAAGGACCTGATCGCCAACCTCTCCAACATGGGTAAGGTGATTAATGGGCTAGAAGAACTAGAAGCCATCGTTAAGAAGCACGAACAAAAGGATAACCCTAACAGGGGCGGGGTAATAACCAATAAGTACTCCCAGTAATGTTTAAGAACAGTGCTCAATACTCCCCTGCAGCAAACCACTACCTAGACTTCGGCTTCTACACAGACGCCATACCAGGTACTCGGGAGTATTACGACCACTGGGACGAAGAAAAGAAAAGATGCACAGAAGGATACAAGGAATTAACGGGCTATCACTATTTCTATCTCAACTACTGCCCAATCGACCGGGTAGTGGACGACATCCTAACAGACGGTACCAAGATCGCAAGAAGAGAAAGAACATTTCCTGCCTTCTACGACGGAGACCACCACTACTTCACTGCGGTAGACGAAGCCAGAAAAACAAACAGACACCTAGTCGTACTAAAAGCTAGACGTAAGGGCTTCTCGTATAAGGCTGGTGCAATGCTGGCTAGGAACTACTTCTTAATGCGTAACTCTAAGAACTACGTATTTGCCTCACAGAAAGAATACCTCATCGGGGACGGTCTACTCTCCAAAGCATGGGACTTTCTGTCGTTCATCGATGACAATACAGCGTGGACACAGCCAAGACTGCGTGACAGAGAGATGCATAAGCAGTCAGGGTACAAAAAGAACGTAAACGGAGCAGATGTAGAGCTTGGTATGAAATCACAAATCATTGGGGTATCTCTGAAAGACAACCCAGACAAGGTTCGTGGTAAAGCAGGTGATCTGATTTTCTTTGAGGAGGCAGGCTCGTTCGGTGGACTACTGAAGGCCTGGGAAGTAGCCATGCCTACAATGCGTCAAGGCTCCAAAACACTTGGAACTATGATAGCATTCGGTACAGGTGGTGAAGAGGGTAGCGGCTTTGACGGGATGGAAGAGTTGTTCTACCACCCTGACTCCTATGACTGCATAGCATTTGACAACACGTGGGATGCAGGCGCTATGGGTACACAATGCGGGTACTTTGTACCTATACAACAAAACCTAGATGGGTTCATAGACGACGATGGGAACTCACTGGTAGAAGAAGCAAAGAAACATGAAGAGATACAGAGGGAGAAGAAGAAGGGGGCCAATGACCCAAAGGCACTTGACCAGTACGTCGCGGAGCACCCGTTCACACCGCAGGAAGCAACTCTACAGGTTACCGCCAACCTCTTTGATGTTAATTCTCTTAAAGAGCAGTATAACAAGATTAAGGTTCACGGGCTTGACTCCGAGGGAACAGCTGGGGTAATGTACTACGACAAGAATGGGAAGAGTTCATTCCGCCCATCAACAGATGTAAGCGCTATACACAAGTTCCCACACAGGAAAGGTGACAAAATAGATGGGGCTATCGTTTTATATGAATCTCCGTATACAACAAAGGAGGGAGAAGTCCCACATAATTTGTATATTATATGCCATGACCCATATGCTCAGTCTAAATCGACAAGCAATGAGTCACTTGGAGCAGCATACGTAATCAAACGACCGAATAACCTATCCAAACCGGATGATATAATTGTAGCAAGCTATGTTGGAAGACCTACGACACAAGATGAATACAACCGGAATCTATTTATGCTGGCGGAATACTACAACGCCAAAATCGGATTCGAGAACGACCGCGGAGAGCTTATTGCTTACGCGAAGAGATATCGTAAGCTACATAAGCTACAGGAGGAATTTGAGATGTTGGATAAGAAAGAACTCAGATCCAGGAATGTGAAGCGTCAGTACGGTATGCATATGACCGAGCAACGTAAACGCCAAGGTGAGCTATATATAAGAGACTGGCTAATAACACCAAGGCATACTGACGAAGATGGGAATGTAACTCTCAACCTTCACAAGATATATGATGCAGGACTCCTACAGGAGCTAATCAAGTTCAATCACAGAGGGAACTTTGACCGAGTTATGGCTTTTATGGTGGGCATGTACCACACGCGAGAGTTATATAATAGAGAGGTGGTAGAAATCCTGGAGGACAGGTCTACCGATGACTGGTTTGATCGTATTTATAAGTAATTTTGCACGAATGTATGGGACTCACGATATACCTAAACAGAGGATACCACTTAGTAAGAAGAACAAGAAATGGAGAGAGGGATGCGTAGACGCATTCATCAACATCTCCAAGTTTGGTCTATCAGAACGGAGAAGTAGACTCAAAAGTCTGTACGAATACTACAACGGAACAATAGACGAGACTGATTATAAGTACGTTTTAAAGCCCTATGGTAAGACGCGTGCTAACTTCCCCTCAAAGCTCCGTAATTATCCCATAATCAAGCCTATTATAGACCTCCTGCTGGGGGAAAAGGCCAAGAGACCACTGAACTACACAGTGACTGTGAAGAATGCAGACTCTGTGTCACAAAAAGAAGACGCTAAGAAGCAAGCGCTCTTTGCACAGGTGCAGAAAATGTACCTAAGCAAGCTTGCAGAAAACGAGGACCTGAATATACCGCAGTTCGAGGAAGAGATACAGCTACCCCCGCAGATCGTTGAAGAGTTCGACAGAACCTACGTAGACAACAGAGCCATTACAGGGCAGAAAGCCATCAACTACATTATGCATCAGGAAGAGATGTATGATAAGTTTCAAAGAGGGTTCTTTGACTATCTAGTCACAGGAGAAGTGTACTCTCACAAAGGGGTACGCAGGAACGAGCCATTCTACGAGATACTCAACCCGCTTGATATAGATTACGACAAAGATCCCGACATTGAGTTTGTGGAAGACGGGGATTGGTCTATCATACGGAAGTTCTCGCACGCATCTACAATCATAGACAACTTCGGGGACTACCTAACACCAGAACAAGTGCTAGAGTTGGAGAACCCGCAGCACATGTCTACTGAATCGTACCTGCTGTACAGATCAGAAGCCACAGGAGCGGATGACAACATAGCACGTAACAGACTTATCGAGGTCGTTACAGTATACTGGAAGAGTCGCAAGCGTATTGGGTTCGTTGAGTACATCGACGAGAACACCGGTATGATGGAGATGATGCAGGTAGATGAGGGATTCCGAATGTCTGCAGAGCACACGTCTGAACTCCAGTCACAAAGTGAGCACGTATGCCGTC